GCCCCGGATGGCCCATATTTTTGCACGTACTGACCAAATTGATGTTTGAAAACAGCCTCTTGCGCGGCGGTATCGCTAAGGTATTGCTGCGGCGTCAGGGACCGGCCCAGCGCCGCTCGGGTCCATTCCGGGATGTTCTCGCCCATCACCTGATATTTGCCGTAGGCGCGGTCGCCGGTTTTGGTCACAGGTCCCAGCTCGTCATAACGCCCGCCGCTTTCGATCGCGGAAATGGCACGGCCGTATTGATCGGCGCCGACACCGGCAGGCGCCGGCGACACGCCATAACGATCGCCCATATTGGCCAGCGTGTCGGCCTGCTTCTGCTGGCGCATCTGGTCGCCAAGCCGCGCCAGAGGGCTGAAATCGAACTCACTGAAGGCTTGCTGCGGGGTGATGGTGAGCGGAGCGATCGCCATGGCTCAAGCCGAATAGCCGAACTTGCCGAACGGCAGCACCGTGGACCCGGACGTGCCCATATTAGACATCGACCCTAACCCGCTGCCCAGGCTACCGAGCGCGCCACCGAGGCCGCCCGCGGCACCTAGCGGACCCATCGCTAGTGAAAGTAGCGAGGACCCGGCTCCCCACAGGTTCTTGGCGCCGGCAGCTTCGCCGGCCGCCTGCAGCTTGTTGGCGTCCATGGTACCGGACAGCACATTGCCGGTGACGCCGGTCTGGTTAATGCCGTATTGCTGCGCGAGATTGGCGAGGTTGGTGAAGCCCTGGCCCTGGCCCTGCGCCGCAGCGCCGGTGGCTTGCAGGCCCATTTGTCCGGATTTCTGCAGATTAGCCAGCCAGTTCTGGTATTCCTGGTTGGCGGTGCCCTGGCCGAACTTGATGGCGTCGACATCGGCATTGCCGCTGTTCAACATGCCACCGGCCGAGCGCCGCCGGTTAAGCGCGTCCATGCCCTGGTCGAATTGGAAACCATAGCCGGGACCGGCCTGAAAAGCGCTGGTGGCCGCGGCATTGCCTTGCGGGCCGTTGACGCCCAGCGCGTCATTATAGAGCGCGCCCGCTTTATTGTACTGTGTCCCTAGCGCCGCTAATGGCGAATAGGCTCCGACCGCCTGATTGACATCACCGCGACCGGTCTCATAACCCTGTTGCAGAAAACCCAGCGCCTCGGGTTTGTACTGCGCCAGCGCCGCCTTGTTCTTTTCAGCGGCTTCTTTTTCGGCGCCGCCGCCGAATAGCGTGTCAAAAAAGCCGGCCATTTAATTCGCTCCCGCCGTGAATTTCCGGGTCGTGGCGTCCCAGATCAGCACCTGACCAGTCGTCATGGTCGCGAAGTTGATCTCGGAGAATAGATTGGCGAACGCCGTCAGCTGCTGGAATTTCTCGTACCAGACCGGATCGACGCCCCGTGGCGTATCGACCGGGACGCCCTGACCGGGAATGACCAATTTCATATCAGCTTGTCCACCTGCATATCGATGCCCATGAAGGCGAACGACAACGGCGCGCTTTCGCGTAAGCGCCACCGTACCCCTTGGTTCTGGGCCTGGCCCCAGATCGCCGCCCGTACCCGCTCGTCCGTCAGCGACTGCCGGCCGATCTTGACCACCCGCGGGTTGCTCCAGGTCTGGCCGCCGTCACGGGAGATTTCGATCGAGATGTCCGGATCGGTCTCCAGCGGATCAGCACCGGTCGCGGATCCGACGCCTTTGGTCAGATAGAGTTCGATACCGTTGATCCGGATCTTGTTGGGGAACGCCCCCATCGGTCCGGTTTCGAGCTGGATCAGCAGCGGGTTGCCGAACTCGGTCCTGGTCTCGCCATCGATCTCGGCGAGGTTGCCGCTTTCCTTGTCACCGGCAATCCAGGTGCCGAACGCCGCGACCGGAAATTTGCCGCGCCAATAGTTGACCAGGTGGCTCTGTCGCTCGTGCCAGTTCTGCAAGGTGGTGTCGTATTCCCAAGCCCAGTCCGGCCCCTGCACCACCACCATGCCGTGGCCCTGGCTGACATAGACCGTTACCGTCAGAATGGACTTATCCGGTTCCGCCTCGATCAGGATATCCAGATCCGGCACCGAGATCGGCGTCGCGGTATAACCGTCTAGAGTGTGAACCTTGAAGTCGTCACCAACCAGAAAAACACCCTTACCGAAGCCGTCCTGGTGTCCGGCAATGGCATCGATGCCGACAATGCCACGTGCGATGGTGGAAACGTATGAGAAAGGGTAGCCGGTCTCGTTGAGGCCGCCCCAGACTTCCATGGTGTTAGAGCCGCATAGCAGTAGCTGCCCGTTTCCGAGTGGAACGCTCCGATATAGAGTGTCGGGCTTGCTCTCGGCGGTAGCGTAATTGAGTGTGTTGATGTTGGTTGAATTGACATCGCTAGCTCGCGTGATCCCGTCGCCATAGGTGAAAATGAAAAACCCCTTGTGGAACACCACCGCGTTGGGCACGCCGACATCGACATCCGGATAGGCCGCGACCACGGTCGGCGCCGCCGGGTTGATCCAGTAAGCGGCATCGCCCGGCGCCACGATGACGATATCAGGACTGGCCTTGTTGTTGCGCGCCATCGTCACCGGTTCGGTGCCCAGCACGGCACCCGTCAGCGCGGTGCCGGCGCCGCCGAGCGAGGTGAACGAATACACGGTATTGTTGATGACGGCGTAGAGCAGCCCGCCGACCAGGAGTGCGCCGCGGTAATTATCGCCGGAGGTAGTAGCCCAGGGGCGCAACCCGGGTGTGCGCCAATAGGCGTGCGGCTTGCCGGCGGCGGCCGGCAGCTTCTCCGGATAGGCGTTGATAACCCGGCCACCGGCCGCCTGGGGAAGGCGGCCCGGCGCGGTCAGGAGTGGTAGCGGGACGTCAACCATATCAAGGCCCTGTTTTTAATGTCCTGCCAGTCGGTATCCTTATTGATAGCCCAGCCATTGCGCTGGATCTGGCCATCCAATTCAAGTTCAACGGCAAAGCCTGATATGAACCGGCTCTTATGCGACATTAATTTGACGTCAGGAAATTGGGCTTTGATGTCGGCGGCAACGTCAGCAGGGATCATCATACTCGACCTCAGTGGCCCGGACCGGAGCACCTTGCTGGATCATCTGATCTAGCTGCGCTGGGAAGATCGCAATCCATTTCCCGCTCGGGTCCTGTGCTTCCAAGCGCACTTTCATTCCGCGCTCGGCCATCCAGAAGTCACTGTCGTGCTCTGTCATTGCGGATAAATTCCCATTCGAGCCGAACAAATCGAAGCGACGAAAAGCAGGTCAATGAACAGCGCCGCCCCGCCGATGGCCCACAGCGCGGCCTTAAAAGTAATTCGTCGCCAGCACTTCATAGGTCGGCGATAGCGCCACCAGATAGCGTAACCGCTGCTCATTATTCAACACTTCCTGCATGTCCTTCGGGATATTGGAAAACATCGCCGCCGCATAGACCGCGACCTGGCGGCACAGCGTTTCGAAGTAAATATTGGGGATCGTCTCCTTGTCGATCACCACGATCTTGACGAGTTCGGCCAGCACGTTGTCAAGGCTGCGATCGATGGTGTCGTGCTCGACCGCGCCCAATGCCTCGCCCGGCACATAACGGCCGAGCAGGGAGGCGGTCTGGTTAATGGCCTCTTCGCTCGTGTGGGTCAGCGACATCGGACACTCCAAAAGGAAAGGGCCGGATTAACCGGCCCTTCGCTCATTTCTCTTTGGCGGGCTCTTTCGGTGGCTGCGCCTTGCCGCCAGGCTGGAACATCGGGTTATTCTTAACTTTCTCAGCCTGCTCGTCGGTGAGCTCGACCTCTTCGGCTTTTCCATCATGAAAAGTATGGCCGTAGAGTTCGGTTACCTTGGCCGCGCCTTCCGGGGCTTTGTAGACAACGGATAGTTTGGGCATGATTGCTGTCCTGTTAAGGTTTCACCTCAATCGATAACGCGCTACTTGATATATCCTTCCATCAGCAGAGCAATCGTCGGCGTCGGTCCAAGCCCTGCCGCCGCCGTCGACGCCGTCAGCAGGATGTCGGTATCGTCAGGGAATTCGTAGAGCAGACCGGTTGACGCCAGCGTGGTCAGCGTGCCGCCGGCCTGCCCGGTATTGACCGCCACCGCAATGCGGTCGTCATCGAGGCTATCGCCGAGCTTGAACATCAGCGTCGCGCCGGTATCGCAATCACCGATCACCGCCGAATAGCTCTGCAGCACAAAGCCCTTGGGTACGCGGGCAACGGCGGTTTGCGCGTTGAGCGTAACATCGATGGCAATGAGGGTAATGGCCGGGCTGCCGTATACTTTCTTGGTACGGGCAAAACCTTGGGCGCCAGCCTGTGGCTGGGTATAACCAATGCGAATGGCCATGATCATGGTCCTTTCGTGAGAGAAAAACAGGCGGCCCGGATCCGGGTCCGCCCAAGTCAGGGGAGGTTAGTTAAATCAACCAGGCGTGGCAACGAAACCGGTCACCATGCCCCAATCCACGAGATCGCCGGTTGTAGCACCAGAGACAGACATCGGTGCCTTGGCGATCTTGCCAGTGCCGTACTGGGCCTCGATGCCGAGGCCGGTGACGAAGTCGTAGTCGCCGTCTTCCAACTGGGTCGGGCGCGGCATCTGGCCCATCGCATAGGCCACCGCCGCCTGACCGCACAGAAAGAACGGTTCGCAGTCGCCGGCCGCGGTGGCGCCACCGGCGCCGATACCACCCAACAGCAACCGCTGGGTGATTTCCGGAATGTTCTTGTAGAGAACACCGTCAAACAGCAGCGCGCCACCAGTGAAGATTGGGTTGCTTTTCTCCGGATTGCCTTCGCGGGCGCGGGCATCCCGGTTGGCCTGGTACATCACCGGATCGGCCTGCAACTGGATAAAGGCGCGATCGCCGAGGAAGCAGACGAACATTTCTTCGTCGAGTTCCTCGATTTCCCAAGGTGTGATCTTGGGCCGGCCATTGTAGGCGCCACCGGTGCCGGCGGTAACCCCGGTCGATTTTGCCATCTGCTTTGCCAGACTGCCTACGGCAGCTGTCATCTTGTCCGCCGTGCTATCGACCTGGCCCATGCCGGTCAGGAAGGTCGCCGAGTAGTTGGCGGCGGCGCTGCCGAACAGGATGCGATCGTAGTTGGCGCGGGTCCAATTATCCTTCTGAGCGACCGTCGCCACGTTCCATTTGACGCCATTGACCCGGTTACCGGGTGACCCAAGCCGGCCGGACGGCACCGCCGCGGTCGGGATCGCGAACAGCGCATCCGTCAGATCGTCACGAACAATACGCCTTGCCCAGCCGCGCAGCAGTTCGCGGGCGGTGCTTCGTACATTGAACGAGCTTTCCTTGTTGGAGGCCCGGTTGTTGGCGACCGCGTTCCTGGCCCAGTCGGCCCAGAGCGGAAAGCCGTAGCTGTCGAGCATTTCCTCATTGCCGCGCAGCGTACCGGCGCCGACACCCGGACCGGAGAGCTGGTTGACCAGCGGCACGTTGACCTGCTTGCCGTCGCTTTCGAGATCGGCGAGCCGGACGATGATGCTGGTGGAGCTATCGCCCATGAAGGGGTCGAACCGCGACCGGCGCAGGAAGTCGCTTATTACCTGCCTTCTGAATTTAATGAGTTCATTGTTGACGTGGTTGGACGTAAGCATGGCCGTTCACCCCTCGGTGATGAGCGGCACTGAGAATTCAGCGCCGCTTCGCGTTGACTGCGGCCTGGAACAGCTCGTTGTCGGAGGGCTCGATCACTTGCGTGTCTCCACCCCCGGCACCGATGTTTCCAAGCGATGGGGAAGAGGCGACCTTTGGCGTGACGGGACGCGCTTTC